CCACGAATTGAATCAGGGGTATCAATCCCAAAGCAAGATATAGGTAAACCACGATCGGTACCGGTGTTAGATAATACAGGGCTAGCGAGCCCAATCCAACCATTCCAAATATACTTAAAAAACTTGCTTTCAAGTTCTGGACGATGTATTCTTTCCGAGATTGCTCTGGCAACCCTTCTATATGCTTTTTTAGGTGTTTCATCTGGAAGTAAATATCCCTTTGAGATGGTTGCTACACCTACTTCATCCATCCATTCAGGGTAATCTTTACCCTTAACCCACTGGGTTGTATCTGCTACTAAGTTTCCGTCCATAATTTAAAATATTGATTCGTCCCAACTCATATTACCTTTAGAATAATTTGTTACCCTATTTGCAAAAAAGTCAGTATGTTGTTTTCCTGCTGATAAAGAATCAAACCATTTCATCCTTTTAAGAGCATTAGGGTCAATCCCATTAACTACTCCCTCATAACCTAAATCACCCATTTTAGTATTAACTCTATGTTTAATAAAGCTAATTAAATCCTCTTTATTACATCCCTCTAAATCACCCATTTCATAAACTTTATCAATAAAATCTAATTCAAGTTGTAGTGAAAGTAAAGCTGCTTCAGTTATTGCGGTTTTGAGCTCCGGAGTCTTGAGCTCAGGGTTTTCCTCGATAAGTGTTCTAAATAACCAACATCCCGCTTCTGAGTGCATGCTTTCGTCTCTAATGCTCCATTCAACAATTTGACCAACTCCCTTAAGCTTATTTCGCATCTTAAAAGATAATAAGACGGCGAAACTAGAGAAGAGATTGACTCCCTCAGTAAAGGCGGAGAATATAGCAAGGGATTTAGCAATTTCATGCCAATCTTTTTCGTTATTAAAACTATCCCTAACAGACATAAGGTTTTCAATTTTAGCCATCGTAGTTTCATCTTCGAGAAACTCCGAAAAATCATCAAGTCCAAGTTCTTCATTTAATAGTGAGTATGCTTCAGCGTGTATAGTTTCCATAGCACCAAAAGTGGTTGCCATTGCTATGACTTCTGGTTTTCTAAACCATTTGGTTACTAGACCAGTCCAATAATCGTTTACTACTGTTTCAGTTTGAGCAAATCCCTTAAGGATAGATCCAATTATATTTTTTTCAGTTTCGTTTAAATTCTGTTTCCAATCATTGATATCGCTCATCATAGGTACTTCTGTATGGATCCAATGAGCCTGCTGTTGTTTAAGCCAATAATCAGCAGCTTCAGGATATTCAAAGGGTTTGTATACAATCCTTTCCTCTTTTAGATTTTTTTTAGGCATTTTTTAATTTTATTTAAGTGTTTAGTGAGAAAAATTGTTGAGCTAGTAAGTCTCGGTCAAGAGTATTAAGATTAGTACCAGGTAACTGTTGAACAGGAGATGGACTTTCACTATCATCAAAATGATGATCAGTAACCTCAAAGTGCCCTGTAGAAGTATCGGCTACTACTGAATAAGTCATTCCATCCATTCCATATCTATTTTTCATAATGTGAAATCTTCCTGTTCCATTTACTTTATCCTCTTTTTTACGTGAAAGAGATATCGCAACATCTGTAACCATCATTTTGTCATAGCTACCTGCTGCTTTATCTCCTTCAATTACATCGTCCTTAGCTCCTGATCTATTTACTTGGGAAACTGACCAGATAGGCAATTGTAATTCTTTAGCAAGACCTTTAGTGCTTAGATAAATATCATCAATTTCTCCTTTTCTATCCTGGGTTCGTTTCTTTGATGAAAGAAGATCTACGTAATCAACAATAATTAAATCAGGTGCAAATCCTAAGTCTTCACATTTTTGGATATGAGAACGGAGTGTATTGACTGTTGCCATACCTGGCGAGAATTCTTTGATTATTAGTTGGCCAGGTAATTGTTTTACAACTTCATCAATTTTACTTCTGTTTTTAAATAGTGTATCTACTGGCTTACCTGTAAAGAAGGCATCATAGCGTCGCCCTACATAATCTTCACCAAGTTCTAAAGTATAGTGCAGTACATTATACCCCATTTTCACGGCGTATCCACCAAGAGCAACCAAAGTCCACGACTTACCCCCTCCAGGATTACCAAATATAAGACCAAAATCTCCGTTGCCCAAACCCCCCTGCATAAATTCATTGAATTTTTCCCAAGGTGTAGGAACAACTGTTCTTGCGTCTTCTCTATAGCGAGCTTCAGTGTCTTTAATATATTCATGTCCAATGTTTTTATCATTACCCGCTTTTAAAGCATTATCAATTAAACCCCTAATTGATTCAAAATCTCCTGAGTTTAATAAATCGACACTACTTAAAAGTGCTTTTTTTAGTTGTTGATTTTTACAAAACGCTGAAAATTCTTCTTCAACATATTCTAAATCTGATTTAGATGATTGGTAGGCTTCACGTAATTGTTCCTTGATTGAAAGTTGTAATACTTCATTTTCAACTTTTTTCATTTCTACTTTCAATACCTCCATTGTAGGAGTAGTGTGGTACTGTTCGTAGTAATCTAAAATATTTTTAACAATCCATTTATGTGCTTGATTATCAAAGTATTCTTCACTCAACACATCATTCATTTGTTGAAGAAACTCCTTATGTGTAAGAAGTGAAGATAAAACCTTTACTTGAAAGGCTGTGCCGTATGTTGTGAGGGAATTAAGTGTCAAAACCTTAATATATTAATCGTGTAAATGTGTCCTTTAACCAAAATTCTGTGTTTTTAATGTGATGATTTAATCCATCTTCACTATATAAACTCATGAATTCTAAGATACGAAGTTCATTAAGTGGTTCCAATGGTAGTTGAGAAAGATATGATTTTTCTTCTTCGGATACCATAGGATTTTCTAAATCCATTATTTTTCTAGTATTAAGTAATTTTTCCCAATCATGAACTACTCTAGCAAATACTACACTGTCTTTTAAACGTTCTACACTTAAATCATACAGCACATCAAATGATATGGCTTCACCTGCTAATTCAGGAAACCTTTTAAGCACACCTTTTTTACCTAATCCCTTAACCCCTGGTACTTTATCGGAAGCGTCTCCAATTAAAACTTTATAATGAATAAAATTTTCAGGGATAATGCCAAATTTTTGTTTCACAGTAGCAACATCATAAAATTCTCTTTCTATGGGACGATAAACTGTAATGTTATCATCTACTAATTGAAGAAAATCTTTATCACTAGAAACAATATATGACTTTGTATTAAAACGTTTAGCCATATCTTTAGACATATAAGCTATAATATCATCCGCTTCTAATTTATCAATAGACACTACTTTAACTGGTAGGCATTTTAGGTATTGTATAAGTCTGGTAATTTGATCTATTTTAGAATTATTTTCTTCATCAATATCATCAAAGGCATCCCAATTTGTAATACGGTTAGTGTTTCTGCCTGATTTATATTCGGGGAGTAGATACCTCCTATTAGTGGAAGCACCTACTCCATCGAATACAATATACATAGTAGTTGGTTGGATTTGATTTATAAGAGCACCTAAAGAACGAAGGAATCCAGCTAAACCTCCTATGTGGTTACCACTTGAATTTACAAAGTTTAATACTGCAAAATTTCTTAAAAATAAATTAAGACCATCTACAAAAATAACTCTATCATGTTGTCCGGGCTTTACAGACTCCTCCCCTTGCTCAAGGTTATTGAGCATCTTTAAGTAATCTTTTTTAATCATTATTCAGGTTCTTTTTCGAAGTGAGAAATGTCTTGCATTTCCTGATCTTCAGATATGATATCAAAATCAGTACCTCCTAAAACTTTAGCCCATGTCTTAGCATGATCTGCTTTATATTGTTTGATTTCTTTATCATTATCATTAATAAATCCATGAGGTGTCATAACAATTTTACCTCGTGTAGTAACCCCATTAATATGATTTTTATCAATCTGTAAGTTAGTACGTTTAGCAAATTCTACCTGCTTACCATCTTTAATTGCTTTAATTTTAGATGTACCAGCATTCATAATATTACCAAATGTCACTACAAATGTAGAATCAAACCACATAGCGTATCCACCTTTATTCATCAATTTAGGCTTACCCATAGGTGATTCAGGTTTTGCAGTCCAAACTTTATTAATACAAACCAGAGTATTAGTATAAGGGCTACTTTCTTTACGTGAAAGGGTAATACGTTGATTTACATTATTACCAAATTGTGTAGACATAGCACCTGCATTCCACTCATTATTGTTTTTATTAGATTTAATGGACATTTCACAAGGCACTGAACCTATTGAATCCCACAAGAACAATAAGTCAAAAGGTAAATCACCTTTCTTTTGTTCATCTAACAGATCTAAAATAAAAGCAGATACATCTTCAATAGAATTAATAGTTTCTCGATCCACATAAATGAATTGACCACTATAATTTAGAATCTCACCAGTCTCTTCATCGACTTCAGTTTCGAGTTCTAATCCCATTTGTTGGGCATGTTCCCAACTCCATTTCATTTCAGTAATAATAAATACTGGAAGAATTTTACGTTTTTGGGCTGCAACAGCAGCTTCAATTAAAGCTGTTGTTTTGCCCGTGTCCGAGTGTCCTCTAAGTAAAACAATATGTCCTTGAGGGATCCCAGGAATTGAGGTCACATCTTGGAAGGCTTGGGAAAGTGGAATCCATTGTTGATCCTTAAACTTAACATTAGAGTTAAGCATTTTCTTTTCCTTAAACTTTCCAAGATCAAAGTTAGACCTTAATTCCTGGGAGACGGCAGCTGTTAATGATGCTTTCTTTCCTCTAGGCATTAGCTGAATAATTCGTCAAATTTATCAACTTTGTTTTCTTTTTGGGGAGCCTTCACTGCATAATTGTTTTGAGACCCCCCTTTATCAAAAGGGAGATCGTCTGAGGTCTCTCCAGTTGTTTCATCCTCAGGGGAGAGGAATGATTGAAGATTATTTTTCATATCTTCGAATGAATGACGCTTAAACACTTCCATAGGATTTGCTTGATCATCTAACCATTTTTGGATTTGATCAGCTTCACCAAGTGGTGTTTGCTTTGTCTTAACACGAACAGATGATTTATTATAAGCAGTTCCTGTTACATCAGGACCTACAGTATCAACTGTAATGTCTCGGCCTTGATGAATGTCGGTATAATCTCCGATATCATCGTCATCAGCAAGTGACAAAAATTCTAAGTAAGTATTCTTACCAAACTGCCACAATTTAACTCCTTGATCTTCTTCTCCTCGTACAATTACAGGAGCAAATACTCGCATTTTAGGATCAAGCTTTTTAGCTAAACGCCAATTTTCTTTATCGCTTGTTGTACGAAGTTGCTTAGCAAATTCTACGATTGGATCTTTTTCACCAAAATTGATAGGTGAGATCATAGTACGTTCACCGATTCCATAGTGAAAATACACTTCCGTAAAGGGGTTAGACTTATTAAACTTATTGGGGACAATCCTAATGGTTTGTTTACCAATACTTGGTTTCCAAAACAAACTAGTGTTGTTTTGACCTCCTCCCTTATTTGTTTGCTGCAGGGAGTTCAGCTTACTGCGAATTGCATTTAAATCCATAATATAACTAATTTTTAAAATGTAACTTTTCCTAAATATACGAATGTAAATCTAAGATACCAAATTAAAGTTCAAGAATTTGGTGAATTTTTGTTTTTAATTGTTTTAATTCATTGTGCTGGGTAAGTAGGATAGTGTTACGATAGTGTTGCCAATTAATTTTATATCGTATATCCACAACTCCACCATTCAGCAATTTTATTAATTCATTTAGAGCGTTTATTGTATAAAGAGTATTAGATTCTTTTTTTCTATGTACTAATATTGTATTGGGTAAAATCTCCTCTATGCTACTGGGCTCCACATTGTAGGTACAAACATATTCATCATTACTTTTTATGTGTAAAACAAATATTTTTTTATATAGTATGTCATAGCTAGATTTTACCTCTACCAGCGTTTTCTCTAATTCATCCCGAGTAGTAAAGGTACAAAATAACTTGTTTTTCATTATCGTAGTTTACGTATAAATATTACACCTTTTCCAAAGCATTATAATTATTACCCGCTTCTACTTTTACATTGAAATTATACTCCTTAAATACATCTAAGATCGACTTAATTAAGTCTTTTTCTGATTTATCTACGTCTAAAAGAAATGAATCATAAGTATAGTGTCTAATTCTAGTTTTACTATGTTTAAGTATTTTAATGATTTTTTCTAATATAAGCACATTGTAATACGTTTCTGTATTTTGAAGTATGTAATTAAACAGTTTTTGTTTTTTCATATCTGTTTTAAAGACGTATCCAGACTTACAGACAACTTCTTCTTTCCTACTTATATCATCTATATATTTCTCAACTCGCTTAAAGAATTCTAGTTCTTTATACTCTTTAAATACTCCTCCATATAGTTGTTTAAACGTCAGCTCTTTAGCTTTCTTATAATCTACTCCGTACATATCAGCAAATGCTTGGTGAATGTCTTCATGTTCAAATTTATAATCCACTAGTTGTGCTGCTAATGTAGGGTGG